GTCGCCGAAGGACGAGCCAAGAAGCGGACAGGATATCATCAGCAGTATCAGCAAAAAACTTGCGGAAGGAGGTAAATCATAATGGCGGACGGAATCAGCACAATTATGACGTTGCGTGCTATCCTTACAATGGACACGAAGGACTTTGACAGCAACATTACAAAAAGTCAGTCTTCTGCCAACAAATTTGCCTCGGCTCTTGGAAAGACCATAAAAGGGGCGGCTGTTGCGGCGACTGCGGCAATCGGTGCGGCGGCAACTGGAATCGCGAATCTTACAAAGGCGGCAGTCAGCTCGTATGCAGACTATGAACAGCTTATCGGCGGCGTTGAAACACTTTTCGGTTCAGCCTATGACAGTATCGAGGAGTTCTCTGAAGATACGGGAATCGCTCTTGAAGACGCCGGACACGCTTGGGATATGTATCAAAATCGTCAGCAGAGGGTTCTTGACAACGCTCAAAACGCTTATAAAACAGCCGGACTCTCTGCAAACGAGTATATGGAGACCGTCACAAGCTTTGCGGCGGCATTGAATTCCTCGCTTGGGGAACACGCTTGGCAGTCTGCGAATTATGCCGATATGGCTATCACGGATATGGCTGATAATGCGAACAAGATGGGTACTTCTATGGAAGCTATTCAGAACGCATATATCGGCTTTTCCAAACAGAACTACACAATGCTTGATAACCTCAAGCTCGGGTATGGCGGCACGAAGGAAGAAATGGAACGACTTCTGCGCGACGCCGAAAAGATTGAGGGTTATGAAGCAGGCTCGTTTGATGTTTCGAACTTTGCGGATATCGTCGACGCTATCAACATTATGCAGGAACATATGGGAATAGCAGGAACGACCGCAGAGGAAGCAAGCAAGACGATAAGCGGTAGCGTGGCTACAATGAAAGGTGCTTGGACGAACTTTATAACTGCGCTTGCGAACCCGGATGCGGATATCGGGGCAATGTCAGAACAGCTCGTGGCATCTATCGTGACTGTGAAGGACAACATTATGCCTGTTGTTCAGCAGGTATTGGCTTCGATTGCGCAAGCAATTCCGCTAATTGTTCCGATGATTACGGAAATGCTTCCGATGCTGATTAACGAACTTTTGCCCGGATTGCTTGAAGCGTCGGTACAGATTATTAACATCCTGCTCAACTCGTTTGCAGAAAACCTGCCTGTCATTGTGGCGGCGATTGTGGCTATGGTGGACTTGTTGGCGAATACGCTGATTGATAATATGCCGCTGATTCTGAATGCAATTATCACAGTTATCGGTGCAATCATTCAGCGTCTGCCGGAAATCCTTGGTGCTGTGTGGGATGCGTTTGTTGAAATTCTTGATTCGTGGGGAATCATTGATTTCTTCGAGGGAATATGGGACGATGTAAAAAGCATCTTCCGTGTTGTTGCAGGTTGGTTCAACACGAGCGTCATTCAGCCCGTTGTAGGATTCTTTCAAGGCTTGTGGTACTCGGTTTCCGGATTTTTCAGAAATCTTTGGAACGACATAACGAATATTTGGAATTCTGTATCGAGTTGGTTCTATAACAGCGTTGTCGCCCCGATTTCGGGGTTCTTTGGCGGTATGTGGGACAACTTGAGGAGCGGAGCAAGCAACGCTTGGGAAGGCATTAAGAACGTATTCGGGTCTGTTTCGACTTGGTTCCGTGACAGGTTCAGCGAAGCGTGGCAGAAGGTCAAAAACGTCTTTTCGACTGGCGGCAAGATTTTCTCCGGCATAAAAGAAGGCATTGAAAATGCGTTCAAAACCGTAGTCAATGCTATCATTCGAGGAATCAACACGGTTGTGGCTTTCCCGTTCAACGCAATCAACCGATTCTTGCGGACGTTGCGAGATATAAACATCCTTGGGCTTTATCCGTTTGGGTGGATTTCCGAAATTTACGTTCCGCAGATTCCCGAACTGGCAAAGGGCGGCGTACTGAAACGTGGGCAGGTTGGCTTGCTCGAAGGCAATGGATCTGAAGCTGTTGTTCCGCTCGAAAAGAACAAAGAGTGGATACACGCCGTGGCAAGGGATTTCGCCGGAGAAATGAGCGGCACGACTGTGACGATAAATGTCTATGGAGCACAGGGGCAGGATATCAACGAATTGGCGGAAGTGATTTCAAGGAAAATCAATGATGCCGTATCACGAGACAGAAGGGTGTTTGCGTAAATGCCCGAAATTTGCATCAGAATCGCTTCAGAGCCGTTTTAGCTGTTGGGGTGGGTATTTGTACCACCTTGACGTTAAAACGGCTCTACGGGGCAGACAGGAGGGTAAAAAGGCTATGTTAGGAACTCTCACAGTTGCAGAGCATGAGTTTAACGCCTACGGGCTGTTTGCGACTGATGCCGGAATCTATAACGCTCCCGAGCCGGACGTACAGAATATCGCTATCGCAGGGCGAAGCGGTGATCTGATTCGACTGAATAATCGATACAAGAATATCCCTGTCCGATATCCGTGTGTGATCCTGTCGGAGCTTGCGTCTAACCTCAATATGATTAAGGCGTATCTGCTCTCTGACCAGAATTACGTGCGCATAGAGGACAGTTTTGATTCTGCGCATTATCGGGAAGGTCGTTTTATCGGCGGAACAGAAGTCCATCCGACCATGGACGGCACAGCGGCGTCTTTCGATCTGGAATTTGACTGCAAGCCGCAGAGGTGGCTGACGAGCGGAGAGACGGTGCAGACTATCGCCGCTTCCGGCGATACGCTTGAAAATCCTACACTATTCTCTGCGAAGCCGCTTATCAAGATTACAGGCTCGGGTGCGGTCACGCTGACTGTCGGAACGTACAGCCTGTCGATCAGCAATATTACTGATTACATCAATCTGGATTGCGAGACGCAGGACGCTTACAAGACGTTGGCGGAAAATCAGAACAGCCGTGTGACGATTACGCAGGGCGATTCGTTCCCTGTCCTCATGGCAGGAGAAAATACGGTTTCTTGGACTGGCACGGTGACGAAGGTTGAGGTCACGCCGAGGTGGTGGGAATTATGATCAGATTATTTCCTGCCGACGCTACGACTTTTGAGACACAGGGGCTTGGCGTTCTGGAAGCTATCCGCTGTCCTGTCACGGAAGAGCGCAACGGCGTGTATGAGCTTGAGATGGAGATTGCCTTTATGGACAGGCATTATCCCGATATTGCTCTTGGTCGGCTGATTCTTTCGAAGCCAAATCCGTATGAGGACGCAGAGCCGTTCCGCATCTATCAGATCAGCCGTCCGATGAATGGCATTGTGACTGTGAATGCTTGTCATTGGTCTTACGACTTGAGCAAGCTCGCAGACAAGCCGTTCACAGCATCTTCTGTCACGGAAGCCATGTCAAAGCTGAAGACGCAGTCTGTTGATACCTGTCCGTTTAATTTTGTGACAGACAAGAGCGTGACGGGCAACTTTGTTGTCAGCACTCCGAGCTCGATTCGTTCCCTGCTTGGCGGCTCACAAGGGTCGATTCTGGACGTGTACGGGAAAGGTGAGTGGAAATTTACAGGGCGTACCTGTTATCTGTATCTGAACAGAGGGCAGGACAGAGGCGTTACAATCCGCTACGGCAAGAACCTTGTGGACTTGACACAGGAAGAGAATAACGCAAAGGTCTACAGCAAGCTGTATCCGTATTGGGCGGATTCTGACGGACATCTTGTAACTCTGCCGGAGTACACGCTCAACATCAACACGAACGGCAACGGCATCTTGGTCTATGATATGTCGGACAGGTGGGATTCCGCTCCTACTGTACAACAGCTTCGGACGGCGGCGCAGTCCTATATTGACAGCAATGACCTTGACAAGCCCGTTGTTAATCTAACGTTGAGCTTTGAACAGATTTCAGACCTTGTGAAAGATTCTATCTATCTTTGCGATACGTTGTCTGTGGAGTTTCCTGCACTCGGAGTTTCCGCAAAGGCTAAAGTCATCAAGACTGTGTATGATGCAGTTCTCGACCGCTATGAAAAGATCGAGGTCGGCACGGTCAAGCAGACGCTTGCACAGACGATTACGGAGTTGCAGGACAATTCTGTGACAGGTTCTGTAGGAAAGTCCGTGATGCAGTCTGCTATTGATTCGTCCACGGCGCAGATCACAGGCAACAAGGGCGGCTACATCGTCTGGCATGACAGTAATCAAGACGGACAGCCGGACGAATTGCTTGTGATGGATACGCCGTCGATTGAAACTGCAGTCAAGGTGTGGCGGTTCAACAAGAACGGTCTTGGCTTCTCGGCTACTGGCTACGATGGCGAATATGCCCTTGCTATGACAGCAGACGGAGCGATTGTCGCTGATATGATTACTGTCGGAACGCTGTCTGCAACTCTGATGCGAGCAGGAATTCTGAAGTCGCTGAACTACGATTCTTCGCACGGCACAGCCGGATTCTCCATGAATATGGAGACGGGCGAAATCTTTGCACCTGCACTCGTTATTTCTGCAAAGAACTACACGGATACAGAAGTTGCCAATGCGCTTGCAACAGCGGCGGCTGACGCTACGAGTAAGGCGAATGCGGCGCAGGCGGCGGCAAAGAGCTACACCGATACGCAGATCAGCGTGATTCCGGGGCAGATAAGCTCGGCAATCAATAATATTCAGATCGGCGGAACAAATTTGTTGCGAGAGACAAAGAATTTTTCCAATTCTGGCGTTCCGAATGATGCGACTGGATACTTAATAAGCGTCGGCCCGACTACAACTTCTGCGGAAATACAAGATTTTGTAGTTAGAACGAATGCTTCGGCGGAGGCACTGTCATACTATGGTCAGTGGCTGGTCAACGATTGTAAGCATGGCGAAACGTACACATTGTCTTTTTGGGTAAAAGGCTCTGTACGGCCAAGATGTTATTTCTATGGACCCAGCGGATATATTAATTGCGCAAAAACGGTTACAAGCAACGGGGTATCAACAAACGCCAGAGATGGAGATAGCGACGCCGCCGGAGGAATATCAGTTTCAAATGACCATTGGACGCGAGTGTGGGTAACATGGACTTTAGCAAACTCTGGTGGCACTACAGATCAGAAGTATGTGTTAATCAGAAACGATAATCAAGCGGAAGCCGGATCTGTATATATAGCTGGAGCAAAATTTGAAAAAGGAAACAAAGCCACAGACTGGTCTCCTGCGCCAGAAGACGCTGAAAATTATACTGACAACGCTGTCCAAAGCCAAGCGCAGGTTACGTCCTCGCAGATCACGCAGTTGAGTGACCGTATCACTTCCACGGTATCTACGGTCAACACGATCCAGAGCAACATGCTTGATACGGCTGACGTGAACGCTCTGATCAATGCAAGGAACTTTGCTACATCGACTTCCGTCACGCAGACTTCGCAGAACTTGCAGGTGCTGATCACACAAGCTCAGAATACTGCGAATGCCGCTAATAGCACGGCGCAAACGCTGACAACAGGTGTGACTGTGGACTCGAACGGTGTAACGGTCGGTAAGTCAAATAGTGCTGTCAAGGGCGTGTTCAGCAACAACAGCTTGGAGTTCCAGTCTGGCGGTAAGGCTATCGCATGGCTGTCAGCGAATTCCGAGGAAGGCTTAGGCGTTGATACTATCCAGATTGGTAATCACAATACGGCGAATCAGCGGTGGATCGTATTCACATCTTCGGACGGCTCGCATCTGTCGTTTACACGGCATCAGTAAGGAGGCGGAAAAGTGGCAAGGACAAAGATCAAAGAAGTTGCGATCGGTACTTATTCGGACTATTATCTCCGGCTGTACTATGAAGAGACGAACGTCAGCACGGTCAACAACGAATCGACCGTAAAGATCACGCTCTGTGGATATACGGAGCGAAGCGCAAGCATCTGTTCATGGAACAATTGCGGCGGAAACAGTATCACGATCACCATTGACGGAACGGCGAACACGCTGTCGAATCAGAATATTGATACAAGCTACTGGCGTGGCGAGCATGAACTGCATAGCGTTACAAGAACGATTGCTCATGGCTCTGACGGCTCGAAATCTATTACGGTTTCCGGCAGTATCAATTATCAAGGCGGCGGTACTTCTCTGACAGCAGGAACGTATTCGACTGGCAATGTGACGCAGAGCTTGACAACGATTGCTCGTGCGTCATCTGTAGGAACAGTCACGAATACGAATATTACTGCTACGTCTGGCAATGTGACGATCAATATCAGCAAGAAGAATTCTGCGTATTATGACCGTATTACGACCACAGGCGCAATCAGTAAGACAATCAATATCGGGCAGAGAACAAGCGGTACTATCGCATGGTCTGAACTGCTCGGTAGTATGACTTCTACAGCATCAGCAACGCTGAACATCACGGTCAGCACGTATGCCAACAGCGGATATACAACGCTGATCGGAACGAGCGCCATAAAACCGGCGACTATTACCATTGACACGAGCAGAATCAAGCCGTCTATCTCGTGGTCGTCTGGCTTGGCTGTAAACGGAAACGGTCTGTCTGGCGAGCTTGTGGCAGGTCGTTCGACTGCAAAGGCTACATGGAGTGTGACTAATGCCACAGGCGCATCTGTTGCAAAAGTTATCGTAACAGGTTCTAACTGCTCTGTGGCATCTGGATCGAGTTACAGCGGTACGTCTACGACTGGTACGCCTGTGACGGCTGTTCTTCCGTCAAGAACATCTGATTATACGGCTTCATTGACCGCTACAGTTACAGACAGCCGTGGAGCGTCTACTACGAGTTCAGCGACACAGGCAACGGTCTATGGATACGATGCTCCATCGTTGACGTTTAATGCTTATCGAGTAGCGTCAAGCACGTCCACTACGGCAGACCCGACAGGAGCGTATGTGTATACCACGTTCTCTGCTACAACGGCATATACGATTGGCGGCAGTAACTCCGCTTCGATTTCTTCCGTAACTCCGTCTGGTATCACTAACGGCGGTCATCGTGCACTCGCTACTGATGCTACTCAAGCGTTTACAGTCGTTGCGAGAGATACGGTCGGTAATACGACTTCCAAAACGATCAATATCGGTACTGCGTTGATACCATTAGACTTATATTCTAATGCAGCTGGCACTAGTGTTGGAGTGGGGGTCGGGGCAGTAGCGGAAGCTGATAAATTCAAGTGTGCTCTTGTGGCGGTATTTGATCGATCATTATCTACCACTAGAATTGATTGTTCCAGTTTGGAGATAACGACCGCTACGCCGTATATCGATTTTCATTACGATAACAGTAGCTCTGATTTCACATCGAGAATCATAGAAAGTTCAAGTGGGCATCTTAATATACAGGCCGCAAATGGCGTGTCCATAAATAACGATGACATAGCGACGAAAGGCATCGTTGTGACAAAAACGGATGCGCAAGTTGTTAGCGGAGTTAAATATTTTCGCAATAATGTGATAGTTCAAGGGGACAGTGATGCTTATTCTTTTATGTTCGTAGATATGGACGAAGTAATACGTGCCGATATGCGATCATACGATTCGAATTATGGCGGGCGTATATATTTTCGAGAACATAGCGGGACTCAAAGTTCTCCTAAGTCCGGAAGTTATGAGCGGTATTTCTTGCCCGCACCAAATACAGGGCTCACGTCTATAGTTGATTATCAGATATTAACTACGAAAAACTTGATTGCTGTTGGAAACGGTGGCACAGGCGCAGGGAATGCCGCATCTGCACGAAACAACCTTCAGATGTGGAACACACGGTTAAAAGGATCTGTTGGCGCAACAGAGGTTTTGATTACGTCCGATTGGTCTGGATATTCCACATTTATAATTGCCGGAATTCCGGGAAATAGTTACTATGCTTCAACAGCGGTACCAAAAGTATCTATACGAGACTATAGCCAATACAAATGGCAGATTACTGATGAAACGAGTTATATCGGCGTAACGTTCAGAGTAAGCGGCACTGCTTTGTACGCAAAAGTATCCGGCAGTACCACTAGCGGAAAAACCGTAGATGTCTACGGATTATATGGAGCATAAAAGGAGCAATCATCATGTATTTAGTATTAGAACTTCAGACAAATAATGGTACTACAGCCGTCGTTCCGGCGGTAGCCTATGCAGACCTTAATAAGGCATATCAAAAATATTATACGGCGCTCGCAGCGGCCGCGGTAAGCACTGTAGAGGTTCACACAGTCATGCTGTTCACAGAGAAGGGCGAGATGATCAGGGTAGAATTCTTCGAACACCCGGCGGAGACAGAGGAAGAAGAATGATTTGGGCAATTCTCGCATCATTTGCTATCGGAGTGCTGTTCGGGGTGACGCTGATGGCTGTAGTCAGCTACAAGAAATGCGGATAAATGTATTGACAGAAAATTTTCAGCAGTGTTATAATGCAGACGAAAAGAGGTGAGCCGGAGTGGATTGGAATGTGGTCATTGCGACAGCGATAACAGCGATTTTTGCGTTTGCAGGGGTGTATTACAGCAACCGTAAATCCGCCGCAATACAAGAATATCGTCTGGAACAGCTTGAGAAGAAGGTTGATACGCATAACCGCTTCGGAGACCGAATCGTGCTATTGGAACAGTTTGAGGTTCTGCAGGAAGAACGGAACAAGCAGTTTGATGCTGAAATCGAGGAACTGAAGGGGCAGGTACAATGAGCGACGCAAAGAAAAAATACTGGGGCAGTTGGCTGAAAGCGGCGGCAATCCGTGCCGTGAAGACTATCGCACAGACGGCGGTTGGTATGATCGCAGTCGGTGCGGCTATGAGCGAAGTACAGTGGGCGTATGTTGGAAGCGTATCGCTGACGGCAGGAATCCTGTCTTTGCTGACAAGCCTTGCAGGACTGCCGGAGGTTGAAGATGTTGAAGGATGAAAAGGAGACTTGCCGATGGCAGAACCGATGGTATATGTGACTGACGGCGAGCTGAAAAAGACGCTTGAAGAGCTTTACAGGAATTATTTCCGACAGGCGAGAAAGTTCGCCAATGAAGCAGATCAGGAATCCGCTTACTACGAAGCAAAAGCGCAAGGCGGAACAGAAGCCATAGGAGCGATCTATCTATGGCTGTATGGTGGCGAAGAAATGAATAAACTATGGATGAGCGAGGTGAACAGGCATGACGAAACAGCAAGCGGTTGATAAACTGCTCAAATGGCTTGAAGAGCAGGTCGGTTATAAGGAAACCCCGACAAACGTGAATAAGTATGCAGAATATCTTGACAAGATTACTGGTTTTTACAATGGAAAAAAGAACGGCTTTCCGTGGTGCGATGTGTTCGTTGACTGCGGATTTGTTCAGTGCTTCGGGAAAGACGATGCGATGAAGATGCTGTATCAGCCGGAGAAGTCCTTGGGAGCAGGCTGTGAGTATTCTGCGAAATACTACAAGGAACACAATGCGTATCATTATGCGCCGGAAGTCGGTGACCAGTATTTTGCGAAAGACTACAATCACACAGGCGTTGTTGTGAAAGTCACAGCAAGCACTATCGTTACGATTGAGGGCAACTGGGGTGACAAGGTTGCGAAGCGGACTATCAAGCGTGACGATCCGTATCTTATCGGATACGGCAGACCGGACTGGGACGTTGTTGTGACAGAAGTCATTCGCAAGTATACGGTCAAGACCGGAGACACGCTTGCAGGAATTGCGGCAAAGTTCGGTACGACCTATCAGTGTCTTGCTCGCATCAATCACATTTCGAATCCGAATCTTATCTACACAGGGCAGGTGCTCGATATTGACGAGCCTGCAGGAGAGAAGACCTACAAGGTCAAGCTCTTTGATACGTTGAACAAGATTGCGAAGCTGTACAACACAAGCGCTGACAAGATTGCGGCTGACAATGGCATCAAAAACAAAAATCTGATTTACGTCGGACAGGTTCTGAAGATAAAATGATGGACGAAGAAAAGAACGCAGTTCCGTACATCGTTCACGAAGGCGTGCTTGCAAGGATGGAGCGGCAGTTGAAACGGCTGTTCATAGCAATTATCGTTCTGATTGCCGCTCTCGTCCTGTCCAACGGAGCGTGGCTTTATGCGTGGATGCAGTATGATTATTCATCCGAATATATCGAAGCAGAACAGGACGGCAGGGGCATCAATGTCGTAGGCGGAGGTGACGTCAGATTTGGGTCAGAGAGTTTCTATCTCGAGGAGAAGGAGACGCCGTAAAAGCGGCAATTCTCGAGGAACGAGGAAGCGCAGATGATTCACGATTTGTCGCGTTCGCAAGTAGAACATCTTATTGACGAATGGATATTCAGCGAGCGTGACCGAAAGATTTTGAAACGCAGACTGCTTGACGGCATCTGCTATGAACCGCTTGCGGAAGAGTTCGGGTTGTCCGTTCGGCAGGTGAAGAACATCGTCTATAAAGGCGAGGACAAAATATACAGACACGTTGCAAGTTAGTTGCAAGTTAGTTGCAAGTTGCACAAAAGACGCACTCGAGTTTCATTGCTCGGGTGCTTTTTTGTTGCTAAAATTCGGTTGAAAGGTAGGTGAGCAACGGTGGCGTGGGTCAAGTACAATCCCAATCCCTGCGGTAGGTCAGTCGGTGACTGCGCTGTGAGGGCGATATCAAAAGCATTGAAGATAGACTGGGAGGCGGCATTTATAACGCTGTCGATGAATGCCTTGCAGATGTGTGATATGCCGTCCTCTGATAGCGTTTGGGGTGCTACGCTTCGGCAGAATGGCTTTTATCGGACGAATATCCCGAACAGTTGCCCGGACTGCTACACGGCAGAGGATTTCGCTGAAGACCATCCGCGAGGAACGTATGTACTGGGCTTCGGGGGTCACGTTGCTACTGTGAAAGACGGAGACTTGTACGATAGTTGGGATTCAAGCAAAGAGATTCCGCAATTCTATTGGGAGGAGAGGTAAAAATGGCGTATAACAATTATTTTCCGGCAGGGTATCAGCCGTATTATCCAACGCAATCCAATGCGTTTCCAACGCAGATGAACGTTGGAGCAACACAGCCAACGCAGAACACAGGCATTATATGGGTGCAGGGCGAAGCAGGGGCGAAGTCGTACCTTGTTGCGCCGAACACGACTGTGCCGCTGTGGGATTCCGAAGCGCAGACGATTTACTTGAAGTCTGCAGATGTTTCGGGGATGCCGTCTATGAAGGTTATTGACTATACGATTCGTGATATGATTCCGCCGAAAGTTGCACAGCAGAACGTGGCATATGTGACGAAAGATGAATTCGACAAGCTTCGGGCAGAAGTGCAGAAAATGATGGAGGGCAGAAAAGATGAATCCGTTGTTTCAGCAGATGAATAATGTTCCGCAGAACAATATCGTTCAGCGGTTTCAGCAGTTCCGGCGGCAGTTCTCTGGGAATCCGCAACAGCAGGTTCAGCAGTTGCTGAATTCGGGAAAGGTGTCGCAGGAACAGTATAACAAGGCGGTACAGATGGCTCAACAGCTTCAGCAGATGTTGGGCGGCAAGTAAGGTTTCTTCCGTCAAGTGCGCATAGACGGTTGGAATAAATACACAGAAAGGAAGTATATTTTTATGGCTCTTACAGATGAAAATGCCGGAACTGGAATGGTTATGCCCGTAGCCCCGATGTATGGCGGCGGTATGGGAAGCGGTTTCGGCAACGGCTTCGGCGGAGACGGTTGGTGGATTCTTCTGCTCTTCATCCTGCTCGGCGGTTGGAATAACGGCTTCGGCGGAGGATATGGCGGCGGTAGCGACCTTTATCCGTGGATGAATCAGAGCAATCAGATGAACGACGGATTCCGTGAGCAGATGCTGAACAGCAATGTTACGGCTATCCGTGACAGTATCGGGGACATTTCCACACAGCTTTGCAACGGTTTTGCCGGAGCAGAACAGGGCGCGAACGCTCGACAGATTGCGAATATGCAGACGGCGTTTGCCGGACAGACCGCAATGGCGCAGGGCTTTAATGGCGTGCAGTCCGCACTTGCAGATTGTTGCTGTGAAAACAGGCTCGGCATTGCTGACCTCAAATACACAGTAGCGACGGAGAACTGTGCGGATAGAACGCAGTCCCTTATGAACACAAGGGATATCATCGACAGTCAGACCCGTGGCACACAGGCAATCCTTGACAAGCTGTGCGCTCTTGAGCTTGATGGCGTGAAGGGACAGCTTGCGGCGGCACAGCGCGAGAACGTTGGTCTGCAGAATCAGCTGAATATGGCGGCTCTGCGTGAATCACAGACCGCACAGAATGCGTTTATTCAGCAGGGATTCAGCAATGAGGTTGATGCTCTGTACAACCGTCTGAACACTTGTCCCGTACCGACTACTCCGGTATACGGCAGAACGCCGATTTTCACCTGTCCTCAGCAGGCAGGTTGCGGATGCGGCGGTAGCTTCTAACGAGGTGCGCTATGGCTTGTGAATTTTTGTATAATCCCGTGCAGGAAGTCGCGCTGAATGCGCCTATCCTGTTCGATACATCTATTCCTTGCTCCAAGGGCTATGTTTACCACGAGGGCAACACAGGGAATTTTATTCTCAAAGGCGCAGGCTCTAACAATCCGTGTAATCAGTTCGCACAGTATCAAGTGACGTTCAACGGCAACATTGCAATCCCGGAAGGCGGAACAGTTGCGCCTATTGCGGTGGCTATTGCGGTCAATGGCGAGCCAAGACTGACAAGCAGGGCGATATTCACGCCTGCGGCGGTTGAGGAATTCGGGAACGTGACTTCGACTGCTATCATCAAAGTGCCGAGGTGTTGCTGTTTCAGCCTGTCCGTGGACGCTGTTCCGGCTACCACAGACCCGACTGTAACACCTGCGCCTGTGATTGAAGTACAGAACGCGAATTTGACAATCACACGGATTGCGTGAGGAAGGAGGACAGACGATGCACAAACTGATGGAGTATGTTTGCGATGAGCTCGACGAGCTTGAGCGCAAGGCAGAAAAAGACGGAAAGCTGTCTATGGCGGAGATTCAGTATATGGATACGCTTGCCCACACGAAGAAGAACCTGCTGAAAGCAGATGAAATGTGGGAAGAATCCGAGTACAGCAACGCTATGGATGGACGTGGCGGCGACGGCAATTCGTATCGGTACTATCCGAGACGAATGTCTTATGCCCGTGGCAGGGGACGAACTGCACGCCGTGACGCTATGGGCAGATACAGCCGGGAAGGTGGCTATTCCTACGGTGCGGAAGATATGGTGCAGGAGCTTCGTGAACTGATGCAGGATGCTCCCGATGACCGCACACGGCAGGAGTTTGAACGCTTTATTCAGAAAATCGAGCAGATGTGATTGAGGGGTGATTCCCTTGATTACAGAGCAAGATTTGAAAGCGGCAATCGCTGAATGCGAGGGCGAGAGAAATCCGAACGCTAACACCTGCATCAAGCTTG